ATATTTGGTAATAGAATATAAATAGAAGATATAGTCTGAACTATATAGAGATATATAGATTAACAAAATTAGGTGATCTTGACACCCAACCCGGTATGGAAGCACAATTAATATTGGATAAAACAGCTACATGGACTGAAAGAGTTTATGATATGAGAGAAGATGAAGTTGAAAAATACTTCGAAGCATTAGGAGTTGATTGTAATAAAATTTTTTATATAGAGTATTCTTATACTCAATTAGGAAAAACGGAAGCTTGGTTACAAGCAATGTCTGCGAAGATTGGTAACCCACTTGTTGTTAGAAGAGAGATATTATTACAAAGACTTCATGGTTCTTCTGCATCACCATTCCCTCAAGAAGATATTGAATATATTGTAAGTTCAGAAAAGAAACCAATAGATGAATTGTGGTTATTAGATTATTATAAATTTGATATTTATAGTATATTAAATCCGAGAGTTCCATATCTAGTTGGAGTAGACTGCTCTACTGGTACTGGTGGAGATAATAATGCTATTACTATTATTGATCCATATAAAGTAGAACCAGTAGCAGAATTTGAATCTTCATATATAGGAGAAACTATGTATGAAAAGTTATTAAAAGAAATATGTAAAGTATTACCTAGATGCGTTCTTATAATAGAAAGAAACTCAATAGGTGATGGAATAATAGACCATTTATATCATTCAGAGATATTACCGAGATTGTATTTTGATAAATCATTAGATCTTGTAAAAGATAAATTAACGTCTAATGAAACTATTGAATCAATGCTTAAGAAAAATACTACTATGAAATCATATTATGGTGTATATACAAGTAATCAATCAAGAGATGATATGATGGCTATATTAGCAAGACATGTTAATGAGTATAAAGAAAAATTTGTTACTCATAATGTAATTAGAGATTTAAGTAGATTAGTAAGGAAATCCTCGGGGAAAGTTGAAGCGGGACCTGGCTCAATTATGAGGGTCAGAATAAACCTCTTTAATTGCTGGGACATCTTAACTCTAATAAGAGAAAGACAATCAGCAGCCAAGACTTATAGAAATATAAGTAAGGTTCAACGACTATCGAAAGCATAGTATAGAAGAAATATCTATATGAAGAAGCGAGTAGAGTACATATATTAATTATATGGAAACGGGAGGCTGTTTATATTTGGTAATATAATATAAATAGAAGATATAGTCTAGCTACACAGAAATGTGATAGATAAAATGTTCATGATGATTCTATTATGTCATATCTTATTGCCCTATATGTATTTTATCATGGTAATAATTTACAGACATTCGGAATTAGTAGAGCCGCTAAAGATGAGGATTTAGATAATTCTGGTATTCATGTACCAGAACCAGAAAATTATAATCTAGTAGATGATATTCTTGTAGAAGAATTGAGAGAAAGAAAAGAAAAAGAAAAAGCATCTGAAGATATATTAAACTGGGATGAGATGATGGCTCAAGCTATCAAAAAAGCTCAGCAGGATACTTATAAATTACATCAGAATAAATTAATAGATAACTCTATTCTTAAAAATAGTGATTATATAGATGATGATGACTCTTTTGATATACCATTAGATTTCTTTAATGAAATAAATGGTATGTAAAATAATATTTATATTACTACACAATAGTAACTAAAAAATATTATTAAAAGAGGTAGAAAAAATATGTTTGATGATACTAATGATTTTTATGATAGGGATTTATTTACTATGAGTGAAGCTTATAGAGATATGACACCTGATTGGGTATTTCCTGATTTAAATTATTTAAAAGAAGAAGATGATGAATACTGGAATAATGATGAAGAAGAAGCTCCAGTAATCAGCAAATCAAATAATAAAAGTGATTACAATTACTATGAATCAGAAGAATATAAAGAATTTGAGAAAAGGCTTGATGATTCTTGGGTTAAAGAAGTTAAGTATTGGACTAAATTTTATAGGAAGCATAAAATATTGGATTTCATTAGAGATTGCATGTTCTGGGCTCCTAGAAATTTTAAAAATGCTCCCGAGAGAATAAAGAAGAGAGCTGAGGAAGAAATAGCAAAAGGTATTTAATAAACACTAATGTAATGATAGTTTTTTTCCTCAACTTTATGCTATCAGGTATATTCAAGTTCAATAGAAAAAATCTAAGTAGACTATGGGATTAATTTCTCATAGTCTACAAATTTATTATTTTTTTAAATCTTTATTTAAATCTAATACAGAGAAATCTGTACTATCATACAATAATGATCTATCTATATATTTATTTAATTGCTCTTTGTATTCATCACTCATTGCTACTTTATACTTATTTACAAATCCTGCTATATCTCCCCAAGCTTGATGATAATTAATAAATATTTCTCCATTATGAATAGCTTCGTGTATAGTACTTGATACCATAACAACTCCTATTCTATTTTGTTGATGTTCCATTAATACTACATTAGCTACTCTAAAAGTAGATATTTTCCATTTCTTAATTATAAAATATTCTAGTACTATAGCACATATATCAAATAATGTAAATATAGGACCATGATGCATTTCTATAGTAGCATCTTCATCTGTTACATTCTTTAATACCTGACACTTATCTAGTTTTACTTTCTTCTTTAAATAATTAATATATTTTTTATATCTATCATCATTTCTTACCATTTTCTCTATACCCTTTATAAAAGATACATAGTTATCATAATTAGATAAATAATCAATATCTTTATACATAGGAATTTGATAATAAGAATTCGTAGAATCTATAATAGGGGTGATATTAGTTTTATCATAAATAATATCCGGTAGATTCTTAGGCATTACTTTACCACCTTTCTTGATACCTATTAATTTCAATGTCTTAGCACAATAAAATAAGATTTTACAATAAAATGAAAGGATTCATAAAAGAATTATGAAGAATTATAACGCTACAAATAACGTCAATCCACTGACTAATTTGTATAAATCTTTCATGATTTTATTGCATAATATTACTATAAAATATACTGGTATTGCAGAAGATAATGAAACATTAGAATCTAAGATGAATGCTGATGGTTATCTTGATGCTTTACATAAAAGAGATACTTTTGAAACTTATATTGATTATACTGAATATGAGATGAGAGAAGTTGGTATTTTTTTAGATAGTATAATAATACCAGTATTACATGGTGATATTAATAAGATACCACAAGAATTTAGAACTCCTTTATTGGAATTGAGAAGAAATTCTATTATAAAGAATTATGAAGAAAAAAATAATTATTATAGAATGCTGAATGGATATCCTGATGTAGAAGATAAGAATTTTTTATATCCACCGGAAGATGTAATATTAAATTATAATCTTAGAGCAGATATTCCTATACATAGAATTCAAGATTATTATAATTCTATTAGTCCAGGTCAGGGAGATTATTATATTTCTATTATAGAGGGATATGGATATATAGATGATCTTTATAAAAATAATCCTAGAAAGAAATATTTAAAGTATATAGGGTCAAATAGAATATCTATAGATATATCAAGAAATGGTAAGAATTTCCAAATAATACAGATGAAAGATACTTCAGTTAAAGATGTATTGGTAGATGAGTTTATTAGAATATACGAACAGTGTAGGGAATATTTTATTAATATAATTTATGTATACCAATATAGAAGTTTTTTTAGTAAGTATGATAATGTAATAGCAATGATGATAATGGTAATGACATTACAACAGATAAATGCCCAACAGTTATCTTCTTATATAAATAGAAACTTCTTTGATATATATGCAGTTAAAATGTTATATGAAGCATATAATGTACCATATAATCTTAGTATAGATGAAGATACTCAAAATAACCTATTAAGAAATTTAAACGTATTAATACAAAATAAAGCTACTGATAAAGTTATTTATAATATATCTAATCTATTAGGATTTTCTAATATTAAAGTATATAAGTATTTTTTAGCTAAAGAAAGATTATTTGATATATATGGAGTTCCTATAGTAAAATGGACTACTAGATTTAATACAGATACTGGTGAAGTAGAAAAGATACCTGATTATAAAGCTATGTATAAATTATACTTCCAGAAGTTTGAAGTAATGGATGATAATTTCTTATTAACTTTTGATAAACAGGCTAATCATGTAGAATATAATGATATAGTAAAAAATGATCCATTCTGGATAGAAGATCAGAATCTTGAAAGAAGAATATGGGAAAATACATATAACTTTGTAGAGAGTAAATATTTGGGTATGGGTGTTTCATATAAAATGACAGATATTATGTATGAGAATATTATAATGCTTAAATTATTACTACAGAAGAGAAATGATTTAACTGATGTTACTATTAAATTACCAAAAATAACAGGAGAAACTCCTATTCCTATTTTTGATATTATAGTAGCTTTATTATGTCTTACTGCTTGTAAGCATAAATTATATGGAGAGATAATAACAGTTCCTACTCAGGTTATTTCAGTATTAGATTATGTTAAAACTCATGAGCAATATGATTATAACTTAGATACTTTAAAATTTAATTTTAATTATTTCTTTAATCCTAATGAAAGAGATAAAAATGCTGAAGAAACTAATTTAAGAGATCAATTAATTAATTTTATGAAATCTCCTAAAGATGGAAAATTAGGAGATACATTCCAGTTTAATTTTGATTATCTTAAACCATCTAATCCTGATACTACTGAAAGAATTAAAAAGATTAAGAAGATATTATCTCAAGAGGATTATAATAAGTTTGTTAATTATATTAATATTATAGAGCAAGATACTGCTACATCAACTGATAAAGTAAAAGCTATTAATGATATTTATCATAATATAAAAGAATTAAAAACTCTTCTTAATTTCTATTTAACTAAGATAATAGATAAAAGAAGAGATTATGAATTAATAAGAACTTTATATGATGCTTTATTTTATTCTACTGAAGTAAGTGAAGTATTTACAATAACAGGAGAAAAAACAGGAATAAAGAGAACTGCTTATACATATTTTGAATTCTTATTCCATTTAAATCCATATTTATATTCTTCTTTATTCTCTGTAGATTTTAATAAAGAATATGATAAATATCTTAGAAAGAATAATTTATCATATGCTTCTTATTCAAGAACTAAATTTATGGAAGATGTAGAAAAAGGAGATATATTTATAGATTATGGTAATTTTAAAGATATATCTCTTGATTATGGAGAAGTAGATTCTAAAGAGAAAATCTATTTTTATGTAAATCATATAATAGGAAGATTACAAACTATATTAAAGGATATTCAATATTTATTCTTAATGAATGATGATGAAAATCCTTTATCTGAATTATTATTGAAATTAGTTAGATTCTTTAAATCATATACTGTAGATGTAATTAATATGGATACTTTAATAATAGCGGATACTAAACCAGAAAATGCAATGAAGTATTTTGATGAAATATTCTATATGAATAAATTAATTCAAGTACCTGAAAAATTACATACATCATTTGATGATGTTGTTAATTTATTAATAGCAAGATTTTTAGCAAGTGAAGATAAAAATGAAAATAGTATTAGATTTAAAGATAAATTTATATCAGAAGTATTGATTAGATTAACTCATAGAAATCTTAATTCAATTAGATTAAAAGAGAAATTTGATTTAAGAAATAAAGAAGATGAGATTAATGAGAAATATAAATTATATGATACTAGTAAAAATATTAATGGTAAAATATATACTAAAGATAATATCAAAATGAAACTAACAGATAAAATAGTTAGAAAATGGTTTGAATAGAATAGGAGATTATTAAAAATGAATCTTAATGAAAATTTAAAGTTTAATGATAATATAACTAGAAATGGAATATGGGCTACAACTGAAGTAGTAGGTGGATATGGAGAAATTCATAATAATCCTAATGGTAAATCTACTTTAGATGAAGAGATATTTAGAACTAAAAATATTGTACCAATAGGTGGAGTATCATATGTAATGGAGCAAATGTTTGGTGTTAAAGATAGTCAGATAGATGTTCCTACAGTATACTCATCAGATAGTATTGGTATTATAAATTCAGGTAATCCATCAGAAACATATGATATTCCAGGTGGTACTAAAAATCCTCTATATAGATATGGTCATTATGTACAGTTATTCGGTATTGGTATAACAGGAACAGCAGAAAATGATGTTACTATATATAAACCAGATTATAGAGAGAATGGTATTAAATTAAGTAAAGTTAATGCAGATGGATTGACAGTAACAGGAACTATGTTACCATTTAGATTTACTCAAGCTGTATTAAATTCTCAAGAAAGACTACAGTATTTTGGTAAAAAAACAAATAGTGATGGAGTAAGTGGTTATTACTTAAAGAGATTTGAAAATGATCCGGTTATTAAGCATATATGGAAAACTGGTGAAGATATAATAGATGAAGAGAATGAAGTATTAGTTCCATCAGATAGTGTATGGAGTAATACAGCTGGATTGAATACTGTAGAAAGTTTTACAGAGTTTTTCTTAAAGATAAATAAGAAAGATGTAAAAGAATGGTTTATTAATATAGAACAGGAGGATAGAACTAGAATTAACACATTAGCTTTATTTACAGGTCAGTATGTTAAGGGAAGTAATCCTGCCGATTACGGTGATTATAGAGATGTAAGATTATTCTCTAAGTTATGTATTAATCCAGAGTACTTAAATCTCAATAAAGACTTGAATATCATATACAGAGTATATGGAGCATAAAAAAAAATAAACAGCCGAAGCTGTGGGACCAGATTAGTTTTCTGGTCCCTCTAAAATATTACTGACGAATGGACCGTCAGTAATATTAAATCTATCATACAACTTATCCCAGAAATCTTCTGAATATAAATCTATATTTGATTGGTCGAAACCATTTCGCCAATCATCATTCTTATATATCAAAGAATTATCTGAGAGGTTAAAAATATATAGAAGTTTACCAGCTTCAAGCTCTATATAAATTCTACCACAGTTAGTATTGATTGTTGTATGTTTTCTCATTTGTTTGTCCTCCTTTAAAGAACTACTTATTTTAGTATTACATGAAAATGATATATATATATATATAGATATCTAAAATACGGATAAAAAAAGAGGGTGTTATATTTCAAACATCTCTCGTTTTTTTTTTGAGATAATAATGAGTTTAGTATAACTCATTATTATCTGATTTTATACTATCATATATTGATGGCTCAAACTCATCAGATAGTTCTTTTAAATGTCTATCTGACGGTATTTCATATCCTTCAATGATAGTATATTCACCATTATAGCTGATATTAGACCCATTCCAGACTATTTGTGTAGATGCAGATATTTCTGGATAATATTTACCCTCTTCCCTTATACAATAGCCTGTAATACCGTCTAATTCAAACCATGTTTCTTTACGATAACTCTCGTTATCTAGAAATCCACGAGCTTTTGTTATTTTTATCATAAAAATCTCACTTTCTCCCCGTTAAGCCGATAGGTCAACTTATTATTACAGAAAAATAATATATATATATAAAAGATTAAATTACAGATAAAAAAAAGATAGGGTTATATAACCCTATCTCAATAATATTATAAAGTCAAATTATTAGTTCTCTTAAGATATCTATTCTTAATACTATAATCTGCAAATACATATATAAGATTCATCTTAATAGCTAACTTCTTAAAGTTGCTTCTGAAGAATCCATCATCGAATGATATATTAATTTCATTTATTTTATTCAATAAATCTTCATAGTTAGTACTATTCAAACTATTATCATTCTCTATGTTATTCTTCAACTTCTTAATCAGACTAGTATCAATATATGATATTAAGGTATCGAATACTTTATTACCCCTATCTATCTCAGCAGGGCTTATTATACCCCAAGTATTCTTATTAATACATATATCTGCATATTTCTTCATTATAGCCCAACGTTTATGTTCATAAGCATCAACCATCCCATACATATTCACCTTTAGTTCGGTACATACCAATCCATCAACTAATATTTTCAATTCGCTAATATTGACGTTATTTAGCACATTAGTTTCTTTTACAATTGCTGGTTTGCTGTTCATAATTCAAACCCCTTTCTTAGTTACTTATTACTTTCTTCTGATATATCTTTTCTTATACTTATAGTCATCTTGATATCTCTCAGATAGAAGATTAATGTAAATACGAGTGATAATAATTTACCACTTAAGTTATCATCATTATCAATATATCTATTAAAGAAATATTCTACAGCATCTAATTGATCTAACATTAAATCTTTGTAGTCTCCTAAGAATAAATCGATAATATCATCAAATACATCAGTTAATGTTTCGATACCATCTTTATTGATATTATTAATATCCCACATTAAAATATTATCAACATCTAATATTAATTCATCTATCTTAGTTTCATCACAATTGAATTCTTCTAAAGATGAAATGATTTCTCTTACATTATCCCATATCTCATCATTAACATAATCTTTCAATACCCTATTTACAAAATCCTTGATATCTCCAAGTTTTACTGTGTCTAAATTTTCCATAACTATACTTCCTTTCTTATAAATATAAATTTATTAGTTACAAGAAAATAATATGTAATTATTCATCCCATTCCAAATTTAAGGATTCTATAGTTATATGACCTTGTATCATTTTAAAATATTGAAGAGCCGTTATAACCATTCTTAAAAAATCTGAGTATATTTTTATATCTGTCTCAGAAGCATCACTTATATTTAAACTAACCACCGATTTATAAAATGCTAATTCTATACCACATCCGAATATAGAAGCTGTCATAAAATTAATAATTTCTATTCTACAAAAAGATTCAAGAATATTACTAAGAGATATTCTCGCCATCTCAAAATATTTTCCATAGTCATCATACGACCATTGAAATAACTTAGATACAGATTCAATAACCATTTTTATTTCGTCATTATCCAAACCATTGAGTGAATCATCAACCAATCTATTTATATGATATAAAATTGAACTCATATCATTATAAATAGTGATATCGACACTCTTAAATAATACAGTATCTACATAATTCTTTGCTTTGTTAAATTTTTCTACATTTACTTTTATTACGCCCATTTTAAAATCCTTTCATTAAAAAAAAGAATAGGTTGATATATTTCAACCAACCCATTCTTTAAGCATGAATGATAGAGAGTTATATTAATTAATATAACTCTCTATCATCTTCATCGTCATAAACGGATGATTTGCATACTCTATCAAGTTCAGGCTTGATATTCTCGTTCCAATCACGCTTCCAATCATAATTCGGATCTTTCACAACTTCTTTTTCGGGATTGGAGATTTTATTAATCTCCTCTCCTTTTTTGGTCTTCTTCCACTCAAATAGGAAACCGAGCCAGAAACAGATACCGAATATACTACTAAGAATAAATGTTATCTTATAAGTAAGCGAAATAATAGTTGATAAAGTTTCAAAATAGTTCTTCTTCATAAGAACTCCTTTCCGTACCTATGGTACTAAACAAATTTTTATTATTACACAAAAATAATATATATATATATAATACTAAAATACGGATAAGTAAATATAGGGATGAGATTATCATTTCTCATCCCTATATATTAATCTACTATTCTAGCCCATAATCCCGGACTTGTTGGTTTATCTCTCTGTATCTTTATATCGGTAAGAGATTTCAATTTCTCAGTAAGAGTCATTGAATCACTCGTATCAGGATTAATAATAACTTCATCACTACTTGTGATAAGATGTATATCTTTTCTTCTACCAGCACCATCAGCAGGTGTTTGTAATTTCATTGTTACCTTATCAGCCATATAGTTTTACCAACCTTTCTTTATTCACTTAACTCACGTTTAATTTCATCTTTAGCAGCTCTAATCTCTGCAATTAATTCTGCCTTTAATTTAGTTATTAGTTCATTAACTTCATCTTTACTATAATACTCCATAATAAAATATAACCCCTTTCTAAATAATTGCACCACACATTTTTCTTATTTTATCTACAGATATAATTTCAGATGATTGCTCTAATAATACAAAAGGAGCACCTGCTACATCTGTAGGATTCTTTATAACATTAGGTGCATTTAGTATGTTCCTGTAACGAGTTATAGGCATCATTATCTTCTCAGTCAAATCTGTATCCTTTACATGAAGTAAAGTATCAGCGACTGTTTTTGGTAATTTTCTTGGCATATTCTTTAATTACCACCTTTCTTATATTCATCTTTCATATCTTGTATCATCTGTCTAATCATATTTCTAATACTATCTAAAAGTACATTAACTTCCGCTTTATTATACTTAGATGATAATCTATCTGCTAATGCATCGGTAGCAATAAAATCAATTAACTGAGCTGGAGTAATATATCCAAATTCAGGTATTGTATTTGGTACATTAACAGTAGATACATGTGAATCATCCCCAGCTAAAAGATAATTACTAGTTTGATTATTATCTTTATATGTTAAATTTTGAACTCCAAATAATTGTAATCCCATATTAGATCTCCTTTGCATAAATATCTGTACTATCAAGATTATGAGTAGTAATATATAAGAAGTCTATATTGGTATCTTTAGCTATATAATCTTCCAATAACTTTAAATCAGTTTCTGATGATTTGTCAATCTCAAATCCACCTTTAAAGCAATTTCTACAGTGTTCAGCCCACACACCATTAGTCTTCCATTTACTACTATCTGGTCTTGTAGTAGATAATAAGAATTGTCCACCACCATTAGTAATAAGAGTATTCATTTTATCCATGTATCTATTACAGTATGGAATATCTACCATAGCTACAATAAATTCATTTCCTAATAGTTCTATATCAATACTCTTATCTACAAATGAAGATATATTAATATATCTAATAAATACTTTATTATCTGGATATAAGAATCTTTTATGTTCAGCTTCTAATCCACTAATATCATTTTTATGATTAATAATAAAATGAATTTTATCATAATTAATTTTATTAATAGATACTTTAATAGAATCAGCTGATTCCAATATTGATTCTGTAATACTAGATGGAAGTTTAATACAACTCTCTTCATTTATTCTACAGTAATCAATTGCTTGATAGTCTACTTTATTACCACCAGTAGTAACTGTTATTGTATAATTAATAGAAGCATTAGTATCTTTCCATTTTTCTATATTATTAAATTTATGAGATTCTGTTACAAATTCAGAATTAGATCCACTATAATTTTTTAATAATGAATCATATCTATTAGTAAGAAATTCTATAATAGCTTTATCTGAATCTCTTGAAGTTAATCTCATAAAGAAACCATTTGATTTCTTGGATATCTTAAATTCTAATTTATATTGGTTATGAGAATCGGTATTATCAATAACCATATTATCAGTTAAGATATTTATATCTTTTTCTTTATTAATACTCATTACATCATAATCAGTATTAACATAATAAGCATCTTTATCTGCTACTGTAGGATATTTAAAGAAAGGATTATTATTAAGCAATAATCTCATTTCCATCATCATATCATGAAGATATTTTTTATTCTGGAAGAAACTTACTACTCTACCATCAGTCTTTCTTCTAGTAAATATTTCACCAGTAGCTTTATCCATTATAGACTCACCATTAACTGAAAAATCTCTATTTTCTATACTAAGAAATGAAGTAGCAAATCTCATATCTGGTTTAGCTTCAAATATAGGTTTTAATCTACTTCTTAAATCTTGGATTCCTGGCATTTATTTAAATCATTCCTTTCTTCTTATATTAAGTTAGAATCAGATGGAATAATTGGTTTATAATCCTTATCAACTATTTCATCTGGGTGTCCTATTATCCATGTTAATACTTGACCATTATCTTGATTTCTTTGAGGAGTTCCTAATGAAGAATCTACCCAATCATCAGGATCCAAATATAATACTTCTGGATAATTTTCTCTTCTAGCTATTTCATCATTATTACTTTGAATTATTACAGGAGAAGTTCTAAACTTATTATATACTTCAATAAAGTTTTCTATCATTAATTTAGAACTTATTTGTTTTACATCTGGATTATAGAAATGCTTTGGAATTAAATCATCATAATAGAATAAGAAATATATAGCATAGAATAAATCTATAGACCCTTGATCAAATCTATCTTCATCAAAAGTATTTGGATATATATTTAATCTATGGTCTTTTTGTTCTTCTACACTATCGTGTAAATATTTCTTCATTTCTTCTCTATTAATAGTTCCATCATAGTAGTATTTTTCTACTATACTAAATCCATCAAATAATCCTCTATAATTAGATCCAAAGTATTCAAAATCTCTTTCTCTTTCATATATCTCTAAATCATATTTAGATTTAATATTAACAAGAGTAATTGTGTAATCATCTATATTAAATACATTATTAATACTTAATTTTCTTCCATTGAGATATACATCATAATACCTAATATCAAATGGTTTTGATAATGGTAAATCTTTTAGATTTAATACTATATTGGTATAATCTTCATCTTGTCTAACACTATCTTGTCTTATGATATTTTCAGTACTGTATAATTTAAAATATCTATATGGAGTAATATCAATATAGACAATATCTCCTTGCTCTAACCACTGTTGTATCAAAATCTTAGGATATCCATATCCAGTAATTAATCTATATCTATTACGAGAAATTAATCTACCATTTCTAAATATTCTAAAATATTCAGTATTTAATTGAAAATCTGTAGATGTTATTTCTATAAATCCATATCCAGCAACATCTGCGATAAATCTAATTATTAATGGTAATTTAGATATATTAATAGATAAATTCTTATTTAATACATCATTATCATTAGCATTAATAGTAAATGATTTTAATCTGGTAAATCTATAAGGAATATTAGTTAGATCAACAGGATTATTTATATCACTATCTCTAATTGGTTCATATTTATAATCTCCACCAATATCATAATGGCAAATAACATCAAAATGATCTAAGTCATGTCTTAATTCACCATTAGAAGTATTTTCAGATATAATAATATCTTTAGCTGTAGGATATATCTTTTCTTCTGTATGAGGTAATTCTATATCTTTATGGTCAGTAGTATTAGTAAATTTAAAATTATTCTTATATTTATATCTAGGGAATAATTCTAATTCTATAAAACTATCATTACTTACCATGGAAGCTGGAATATAAAAATACTCTAAGAAGTTTTGTCTTTCTTGATATACATCTCCTACTAATAATCCATCTACAAATATTCTAGCGTCTAAGTTAGTAGGATATTCTCTTGAATTATTAAATGCAAATACATATCTATCTTCTTCAAATCTAAATAAATTACCTGACCCTAATTCTTTAGATGTATCTCTTCTTAATCTATCAGATAACTTTAATGTATTAGTAAATAGATAATAAGAAGCTCCTAGTTTCTTTTGATCTATTACATAATCTTTTAAAATCCATTGATCTGATTTAATCCACTTCTTAAGAGTTTCTGATTTAAACTGGAATGGTGGATATTCTGATTTACCTATTAGATCTATTTTTTCATGGTATTTGATATCACTATAATCACTTGTATCTTTAGGTTGTGTATCTCTTATTCCTCTATCATATATTTCAGTTAAATCTAAATTACTATTGGGTAATCTATCATTAATAGGATTCATTTTATGATAATGGAATAATGTACATATTTCTTCAAGACTCTTATCAGAATATATTATTCTAAAGAAATCTGCAAATGATCTAAATTTATATCTATATTGTAAATTAGGAATATCATAATAGAAATAATATACTTTATATTCTACTCCATTCTTAATTCCATTATGGATATTAGAATCATTTAATAAATCTTCTTCTTGATGAATATCATAGATATTGGTATTTATTACTCTGATAGATTCTGTATTTCTTTCTAAGTAAAATTCATCTCTATCAGAAGTTTTTTTAAATATCATCATATTCTCAATAGGAATAGGAGATTTATAAGGTTTGTGATTATCATCTTCAATAACCATTAATTTTAGCATATTATTTTCAGATTTATTAATATTATTATTATCATAAAATATATGCTTATGTAATCCTCTAAAGAAATTAATAGATACATAAATTCCATATGGGTGATTTTTTATCTTAGTAGAAATATTATCAGGTAGATTACAAGTATAAGTACCTTTACCATCATCTTCCAATTCTAATAAAGAAGTACCTAATTCATACTCTTTATTTTTATCATTAAGAAAATGAAATGATAAGAAAAATGTACCATTAGAAGGATTAGGAATTTCTAAATTCTTTAATCGTCTTTTAGTTTCTATATCTAATGAACTTTTTTGTACCTCTGATAATTCACTTATATTATTTACTTTATATTTAGATAAATAATACTTATTAGTATCATTAGCTACATTAGATTTTATCTCATCTTCTAATCTCGGTTTAGATAAAGTAATAGTCTTTCTATTAGTATCATAAGATAGAGTTCCTGTATTATAATAAAATCTACTATAGAAAGTATTATCTATAGTAATTACTTGAACTCTATGATTCTGATAAATAACATGATCATTTATAGAGTTTCTTGGATTCTTTAATACAAAATCTCTTTTAAATGGTAATCTAAATCTTGTATAATCTTCAGATACTGATATATGATAATCATAAATTACTCTATTATCTATAATTACTATAGGCAATTGAGAAAATATTTGAGGATTATAGACCATATCCATATAAGTAAATTCATTTTGATAAAATCTACTTCTTCTATATTCTTCTCTATTAATATTACCAATAATATCATAGTCTATTTCAAATACAGGTTGTAATGATTTATTTAAATAAAATCTTCCAGATTCATGTCTTTTACGACTATCTATATCATTAGTATAATAAAAGAATTCATTATAATTCACTTCAGCTACTTGTCTTTTATATAAGTAGGTATATGAATTATAATAAGCTTTTAATAATGAATCTTCCATACATTTATAGTCAAATGTATTATTCATTAAAGCTGGTCTTAATAACTCATGAAGGTCAGCAGGCATTGATTTAATAGCATCCTTTCTTTCTATTTAACATAAGGAAATTCCTTATGGTCTGTATTTAACTGAGTGTTTTTTGAGGGTTTTACTAATAAATAGCCTTGAAAACAAGGTTTTAAACTAATAAAAAGAAAGGTATGAATAATATTATGATTGACCTTTATCAGACACCTCGTAAATATTCTTTATTTACAGAGGTTTCGTTATCAGATGCTATTCTTTATAATACCTTTAATGCTAATGGTGCATTAACTAAAATAATGATAAAAGCGGTTAAAGAAGGTACTAGAATAGAAAAAAGTCATATAGAGAATCAGATCAATGATATTAATAGAACTAAAATATCTCCTAATGTAGATGCTGTATTAGATTCTTTCTATAATAATAGTATAATACTTATGATGGCTCCAAAAGATATGAGGATGCCTCAAGTATTACCATTTTTTATTATGAAATCATCTACAGGATTAAGAGCATATATATTCTTAAATAGTTTTGGTACATTAACATCATCAGAAAATAATTCAAATGATAAATATTTAAATATGGGTATGAAAGATTTATATGTATTAATGGAAGGTGCATATATAGCATTAGAGTATAATAAGAATCCTATGAAGATAAGAAAATCATTAGGATTAATGAGATTATCTTCTAAGATATATACAAGTATGATATTAAGAATATTAAATAAAGAATATGCTATATCTATAGATCCAATGTTATATACTAAAGCAGCATTTGTTATTTCTTATTATTTCTTAACTAGAGTATGGGAGAGTAATAATGATGATGTTAATTTTACATATTCATCTAATGTAATAGAGACAAGAGAATTTGTAGATAAGAGAGAATTATTATTAATTAAAGATGATATGGATAATAATGACTGTACAGATATAGCTAAGACAATAGTATTTTTATCTAATCTTAATCCTAGATTAAAAGGATTAAACTTTAGATATTTTACTCAGTGTTATATGAATACATTTGGAACAGCTTCTTTATTTGGAATGGAAACTTTACCATATTTCTTATTTACAGTAACTTCATCATTGATTGGTAGTTTTATAGTAAATCAACCAATAATAACAGATGTTACTAAAACTATTAAAGGTATGAATAATTTCTATCCCGAGTTAGTAAAAGCATTGATGTAGAAATAAGAAAGGAATTATAATAATTTTATGGCAGATAAAGTTTGTCCATCTGGTTGGATATTATCACATGATCCAATTCATGGAAATTATGTACCATTTTTTGTCAAAGTAAGAGATAAAGATATTATATGGGACCCTGAGAATATGCCTAAAGATTTAAATACTTTAACAGCATCTTCAGAATCTGTAGTTAAATATAATTATCCTGCATTTGAATGGATATATAAGAAAAATGGATGGAGAATAAATCTTAGAAGTGATTATACTTATGAAGCTACTAAGAATATTCCTATTAAGAGTAATGCTACTTTAGCAAGTGTAAATGAATTAATTGTAAAAATAGAATTACCTATAAAGACAAAAAATAATGATACTCTTTATGTAGACTTAATGAAGAAATGTACTAATAATACTATTATATCATCTACTACTAATTTAGTAGTACCTACAGATAATATTTTAGATTTTATAAATATTAAATTATATAGTAATGGTGGATTTAATAGTAATTATGCAACTTCTCCAGATTATGATAATCAGTATTTACAAGTTAAAGTAAGAGGTGAAGTTAAGTTATAATAATTAAAGATGATAGAATTTATTTATCTATCATCTTTATTATTTTTTATCCCCATATAATAGGATATTTTTTACCGTATACATCAGTAGCAATATTAGTAGATCTATTTACTCCTATTGATGTATGATTAGGTAATGGATAATCAAATATCTCATCACCATTTTCATCTTTAGCAATAAATTGATAATTTTCAACATCATCATTCTCTATATATACATAAATAGTTACATTTCTATTTTCGTATTTAAGATATAATTCTGTCTCATCATCTCTTTTTGCATTTTCATCATTATCGAGAATATTACTGATATTATTAAACATCTCATCTTCTGAATATTCTGATACTTCAGGAGTACCATTTCCATTATCATATAAAACAGCTCTATTATTAAGAAGATTCTTAAGATAGTTAGCACCAAAGCTAGATAAATCTTCACCATCTATTCCACCATTTAATTCTTTCTTCTGCTTCATAGATAATTCTGCTACCTGCTTCTTTATATTAACTTGCTTATCAATTAATTGCATTGATAACGATCTAGCATTAGTAATATTTGATATCAAATCAGTAATCTGCTTACTAGAACCTCTAGCAGTAGATTTCATTGATTTAATATTATCATATTCTTTTTGTAATGCTTCTGTAAATCTGGTTTGCTCTACGAGAAGATTTTTATATAAGAAAGCTTCTGGTTCAAATTCTTTTTTATAATCAATCTCATCTTTCTTACCTTCTTTTTTCTTCTTCTTTTTCTTCTTACCAGATATTAATTCTTCTAATCCAAATACATCAGAACTACGACTCTTATTTGGTTTAATATCTTGATATGACATCATTTCATTAAACCAATTATCAGATAAATCATAATCAGATTTATTCTTCTCTTTTATCTTCATAGTAGAAGATGGGAGAAAAGAAGACTCATCCGAATATACTTCAGAGTCAACATCTATTGATTCTAGTCTATCTAGTAATTCCTGTTTTTTAGATCTTTTATAAGTAGATTTTTCAATATTATAATAATCACTCATTAAAAAATTTCCCTTCCTTGATTTTTATATTGGATTACTGTGATGTTTTGAGGTTGGTTTCCTATAATAATGGTCACATACATTATAATATAAATAATTGAGGATATAAAGTAATATGAACTTAACTAAAGATAATGGGATGTTAATAGATATCCAATATGTAAATAATAAAGGTGAAGATGATTGTATTTATACAATATGGAAAAATTTAGATACCGGAGAAAAAAATTTATCTATAGAGAAAAAACCATCTAGGATAATTTATTTTGAAAAACCTGAATGTAGAAATCATAAATATAATAAGACTTATGAGAAATTAGAGAATCTTATTCCTGTAGAAGTTAAAGAAAGAAATATATTATATGAGATTGCTAATAATATAGGAGATGAAGGAAAAAGATTCATTAGACACTGCTTTGATACTAGAGATTATAAAAGATTAAATGAATTATTACTATATCCATATGTATTTGGTTCGGATATAGATATAAGGGCATATAAAAGATTACAGTGGAAAAATAATTACGATAATAAAAGACCTAAACATCTATCAGTAGGATTCTTGGATATAGAGGTTGATATTATGGAAGGTCCAGCCGACCCTACATATAATCCAATAGATCTAGTTACTCTTATAGATGTAGATAAGAAAGATGTTTATACATTTGCTCTTACTGGAGTAGATTATAAAGCTCCTAAAGTAAAACCTAAAACTGATTATGAAAAGAAAGAAGAAGAAATAAAACAAAAATATTATGCTCATAGAATGAGTGAGCAAGAATACTGGTCTAATAATACAGATGAATTATTAAAAAAGATACATGAGAAATTTGATGAAAGTTATGCAGGATTTAATTATCATATTAATTTTTATCAAAATGAATTAATGATGTTGATTCATTTATTCCAGTTAATCAATTTATTAAAACTTGATATGATTGGAATTTGGAATATGGATTTCGATATTCCTTATATACACGATAGATTAGTTGCACTTGGAGTAGATCCAAAAGATATAATGTGTCATAAAGATTTTCCTATTAAAGAATGTAATTATAAAAGAGATATGAGACATTTTGCTATTAAAGAAAAAGCAAGTTGGTTTAATTTATCATCATATACAATATTTGTAGACCAGATGGTTATTTATGCCGCATTAAGAAAAGGACAATCCGAATTAAGGTCTAATAAACTTACTTACATAGCACAAAAAGAAACCAATGATGAAAAGTTAGATTATAGTGAAGTTGCTACTATTAAGACTCTTTCATATAGAAATTATCTATTATATATTCTTTATAATATAAAAGACGTTCTTCTTCAAGTTGGAATTAACAATAGAACTGATGATTTAGCTACTTATTATTTAACAAGCTATGTAAATATAACACCATATGAAGATGTATTTAAACAGAGTATAAAATTAAGATATGTACAATATGAATCATATATGAAACAAGGATTAGTAGTTGGTAATAATATGAATAACTTTTCTAATGCTTATGTAGCTAATTCTCAAGAAGATGAATCTACATTTGAGGGTGCATTAGTAGGTAATCCGAAATTAATAGATAATTTTGGAATGGAGTTATTCGGGAATAAAACTAATTTCTTATTTAATTATTCTATAGATTTTGATATGAGTAGATTTTATCCATCGTGTATTATAGCAACTAATATAGATCCAACTACATTATTATTTAAACTATTAGTAGATTCATCTCAATTTAATGTAAGAGGTGGAAGTTTAAAATATAGAGGAATTACAGATGTCCATATAGTAAAAGGTAATAGTGATACATTTAGTGGTGATATTGGTAAGGAGATTATGGATAATTATCAGACAGGTAATATATTAACCTTTGGTAATAAATGGTTAAATTTACCATCAGTAGAATCAATGTGTAAAAAGATACGAAAGGAAGCATAATAGAATTTATGGCTAAAAGGGTTGTTGATTTAGATACATTAATTACTAAAGTAAGTGGAGTATTAAATAGAGATGTATATATTTTAGATTACACATACTGTATTGGTGGAGAAGAAACTAATGATGAAAAAGTAAGTGAGATTATATTAGAATTAGATCCAGATTTTTCTAATCTATTAAAAGAATTATATCCCGATATAAAATGTATATACTTTAAAAAGATTAAAGAATCTAAAAAGAACTTAGAAGAGAATTTGGTATTAAATACTGATAATAAGACTATAGAGATATTAGAGAAAAAAATAAATAATATGATTAGATTGATAGGAGATAGTAATAAATGGAATAAATTTAATATAGATGAAAATGATTATGAATCATTCTTTACTAAGAAAGAAGTAATAACAGGATTTGCAGATAATGATGATATTCCTAATACTCCTATCAGTTTACAATTATTCCCTAAATTAACAGAAAAGAATATAGATGAATTTTATTATAAGTATTATAAAGATAAATATAAAGATATCGAATTTGTTAATATAGTAAGTAAATTATATCATGAAATATTTATGGTTTATAATTATTTTAAATATATTAATATTTAAATTATCTCTATACAGTATAGTAAAAATAAAAGAAAGGAAAATCCTAATTATTTTATTTTTACTATATATAAATAGTGAATTGATAATTCACAGTTGATTTTAAAGCCTTACGTAACATTAATTAAGTATAGGGTAGAGACATATGCTCCTACCCTATACTTAAAAATTTATCTTATTTATTATCTTCTGGTTTATTAAGAAGATTATCCATATTATCCATCTGCTTATCAATCATTTCATAAATAGTCTTAACAAGCTTATCCTGATCCATATACTTAGATAGGAATGGAAACTGGTTATAAATATCTTTTATAACCTGTGATCTCTTCAAATCACCAGATTTCTTATAATCTTTCCACTGTATTTCTGCCTGACACATAAGTCTCATCAACTCTTCTTTAACTACCTTAAGAGCTGACTGAACTCTCTGTTCCTCAGTCATACTAGAATAACTCAAAGCAGTTTTTACTACTGTAGCAATAATAGCAATTACTACTACTATATTAGTCCACTGACTCTGAATAAGATGTATAAAATTATTAAATCCAGTCATTAAAATACCTTCTTTCATAATAATCTAAATTTATTATTATGTATTATAAAAAGAAAAAAAAAAGAAATTATGATAGTGGAATTTATCATAATTTCTTTTAAATACTTATTAAAGCGTTTTATCTTTTCTTACGATAAAATGCTTTAATATTTTTAACACCTTGCTCAACGTCGTTGAGGAAATCCTCAAGCAAAACAGAATCTGAAATTTGGTAATTAGACTTTAATGTTCTTTCAACGATTTCAGTCCTTTGTACAGAGCAAAATGATGCCTCCATCTCAGTAATCTCCATAAGCAACTCATACATCCTATTCATTACCTTCTTGTCTTCAACTCTCATAGTAATACCTCCTTGAATTATTTTATTTATATTATTTTTATTACTACACAAAAATGATATATATATAGATATTAAAAATACGGATTTATGATATAGAAGATATTTATTAGTATATCTTCTATATCATATAATTTATTCTGCATTTGCTTTTATATCTGCATTATTTGTATCTTCTGTGAAATAATCTGATTCTAATGAATCATCTATTCCGTTATTGTTATTATCTAAAATAGAAGCTTCAAACTTATCTCTTTCTAATTGAGCTCTTACTTCTTCTTTAGTTTCATTAAACGATTTATAACAATAAACAGCAAATGCTATACTTTCTCCTATTACTGCTCCTATTAAAGAACTTAATGCTCCCAGATCCCCTAAGAAGAACATAGTCCACATTGAGTATAATTCAATAATAAAGCAATTTCCTAATATTAAATACATTAAGAATTTAGTAGTAGTAAATTTCTTTTTTCTTGATGAAATTTCTTTAATAGGTCTATACATATTTTCTACAGTAAGAAGTTCTAATTCTCTTCTTCTATTTTCCATTTTAAGAAGTTCTTGTTTCTTCTTCTCTATATATTTTTTATCAGACTTTTTATCTTTAGAAATTTCATTATCATTCCAATTAAGATTAGAATATTCTACCTTATCATAAATTGGTTCATTCATTAAAAAAATTTATTCCTTTCTTTTTATTAATGATTTAATAGGTTGTTAAAATCTATTAAGAGAAAAAAAAAGAAGGATGTACAGTCCTTCTTTATCTCCTTATTGGAGTTCATACAGCCTCTTCTCGAGCCTATCTATAGTAAACTCCACATCCCACTGTTCGTGGAAGCAATATGGAGAATCAAGATACTCCTTCAGTTCTTCTACCATCTCTATGATGGCATCTGTATCGTTACTCTTAAAAAGAGTATTGAGTTGAGTTGCTGATGGATATTGTTCAATATATAACATAAGTTACTCCTTCTCCCCGTTAAGCCCGATAGGTCATCTATAGAATTTTTTATTATTACAAAGAAATGATATATATATATATAAGATTAAAATACGGATAAATAATAAGAGTATAGAACTTATGTCTATACTCTTATTATTAGTAATATCTTAACTATTTTGTCTTTTTTATTTATATGTTAATTATCTAATTAAAGATGAAGCCACTTCTCAAGATTGCTCAACTTAACCTGTGCCTGTATACCCTGTACAGCAGCATTAGTATATCTTGATGTTCCCATCAGATATGTATAGCTACCACCAGGAAGGTTAGGTGATCTGTAAGCACTATTCTGACTTGTTAGAATATGAGTTGTGTACTTGTAATGTTTAAATGTGAACTGCTCCTCTGAAAGTGGATAAGGAATAATTCTAATTCCATTAAATGTCTTCTCTACCTTATCATAAGTAGCATTAACCTTCTTTGTTGATACAACCTGTACCTTAATATCTCCAGAAGTTGTAATTCCATAACCATAATCAAGTTTAACACCATTTGTAACAGAACCTGGTCTTGTTACCCAGTTTACTGCTGAATCAAGAAGTGAAATAAATCTTGGGTTACCATAGATAACAAATGTAAAGTCATCCATCTTTACTTTATCTGCAATATCCTGAAGAATACGATCAATCTTAAACTTGAACATCTTCTCGATGTACTCATTTGGTAGAGCTGTTGTAATACCCATACCATTGCAATCAAATGTATCCTTAGTAATAAAGCTATTCCACTGAAGTGGATCAAGCTCTACTCCATCATACTTCTTAAACTGCTCATCAAGCCAGTTAAGAACTGTAGAGTCTTCCATCTGTGTAAGAATATCAGCAATGTTATTATATGTCTTTTTATAGAGGTCAATATCCATAAGAGCCTTAACATCTTCCAATTCCTCAAGTGAATATGGAACATCTACTCTCATACCGTCTTCGATCTTCCATTCTCTCTCTTCACGAGCATAATCGAATGTAACAGCTCTTTCATTTCTCTCGTTTGATACAGTACCACTAATTACAACACCTGTAATTACACCAGCTGCACTATTAATAGTAACTGTCTTATTAACGAAATCAACCATACCAGAAATAACATCTTTAACAGGGTGCTTAACATGAGAAGTATCCTCTACCTCTGTATTAATAACACCACCAAGCCATGTTGAATCTGAAAGATTAACTCTCATTGGCTGAGGAAGTGTAATATTATACTTAACAGATGAAATTGTAGCTTCTACCTTCTCAATATAGAGATTCAAACTAAGATCATCATTATCTGTAGCATTAGGAGTGAATGTTGAATCAAGAACCTTAAACTCATAAAGAGGAAGAGCTTTAACTACTCCAGTTGGATTTATAGGAAGACCCTTACCAGCTGAATAAATCTCTTTAAACTCATCAGTAAAGAAACACTGTGGATATTTCCATCTCTTCTTTGACTTAGGGTCAACAACATATGTCTGCTCGATATGCTTCTTAATAAGAGGAGACTTAGTAACCTCTGTCTGGATAATATCCTTAGAAGCAAGTTTCAACTGCTGCTTAATAAGTACAGGAAAATCTACTGCTTTGATAGGAAGAAGTGTTCCTGTTCTTGTTGCCTCAGTTATAAGGTCATTAGCACAGTTATCAAACATCTCTGAAATCTGCTCATAAAGACAACCATGTGTACCATACTCATGATCCATATCATTAGTCATAGTAGCAGTCTCTGTAGCAAGCTGATCAAGAAGTGCTCCCTTATATGCATTAAGCATTGCTCTATTATTTATAAACTTATTAATATCAACTTTTACATCAATACTATTTTGCATAAGTTCATTATAAGCTTCAGTGAAAATATCATCGAAGCTATTCATGTGTACATGATTATTAAATCCTCCGACTGTCTCTGTTGCAACAAAATCAGAGGCTGAATTTGATAAAAATGATACCATTTAATTTTCTCCTTCGTATCTATTTCTTTTTAACAATTTATTTTTAATATTCTATAAATTTATATAGGTGTTTTTAGATGTTGTTTATAAAACCTATTAAAACCCATAGAATACAATCTTGTATTTTATTATTTCAATGTTACCCTGCTGTGACCAGCTTTCTTCTTCATATCCATTAATTTCTTCTTATGTACTTTTATTCTCTGTAATAGAGTAAATACAGCTTGAGTCATTACTATTGCATTTTGATAGAATAATAAAGCTTTTACATAAGTATCTAATTCAAATTTCATTATCATATACTCATAACATAAATCTTTTATTTCTCTTAATTTAGTACAAGCTGCTTTTAAAATTTTATTAGTATTTAAATCATCTCCTATATTATTCTCTAATTTATTGATATAATTAGTCAGTGCATTTAGTAATATTTCAAAGTTTAAAAATAATGCATATTTTCTAGTAGAGGCATATTCCAAACCTGGACCTTTTTCCCCATCTTCATTATCTGTATTTGGGTCATCATCCGTATTCGGAGTACCATCATCTCCACCATCATTATTTCCATCCCCATTATCATCTGAAGTAGGGTCATTGAAATCTGTATCTTCACCACTAGTATCTGGAGCGTCATCTCCACCATCTGTATCATTATTACCAGTATCTGAATTAGATGTATCACCACCTTCTTCACCAGTATCGTTATTCTCTCCAGTAGATTCTCCATTATCTGAATTCATATCTCCACCACCATCTGTATCGGGAGCATCATCATCTCCACCCATATCATCTGATGTGAAATCTGTATCATCATCACCTACATCATCTTCGTCATCATCATCTAAATGCATATCATTAAAATCAGTATCATCAGAATCAAGATCTTTATCATCTGCTGTTATATTAGAATCATCTGATTCATAATCATCACCTTGAGCAGCTTTACTAAAATCTATTCTTTTTCCTCTACCTGGAGCTACATCTAGTACTTTAGTATTTTTATGTATATGAGATGGTTCAGCCTCTGTAGCTAAAAAAAATCTACCATATTTATTTTCATTATTTTTATATGTAGCAATTATCATAGTTATATCCTTTCTATGATTATTTTATACATAAGTAGAATTTGTTTTTACTCTTACTAATTCTGCTGTTAGTTTTTCTCTAATACGAATTAATCTATATTTCTCTTGCTTATCTCCTTCTGAAGAAGCATCATTAATTTTTTCTTCACATACTTTAAGTTCAGTTTCTATTTCTCTAATAAGCTCATTTCTTATTTTGATATTTTCATCTTTTCTAAAATGACCTATTATCATCATAACTGGAATTAAAGCTAGATTAATTTGAGCAGCAACTCCATATTTAATAGCAGTAGCTAAATTATGAAATGATTTCTTTCTAAAACCCGGATCTGTCATAAAAGCTTTTCTTTTTTCTATATCAGCTTTATCCAAATCATCAGCTACTTTTTTAATCTCTTTTACTGTATTCATAGGAAGAGCCATTGAAGCTTTACCAGCATTTAATAGTTCTTGACCTTTATGTTTTATATTACCAAATAAAGCCATTTGTTTTGCTTCAGCATCCATAGCTTTAAATTGTATTTTATTAGCAAGATTTTTAGGTTTAGGAGCTTTTGCTGTATTAGTAAGATACTCTCTACTATCATTATTATTTATCTCATAATCAGTTCCTTCTTCTTCAGTAATTAAACTGAGATAATGATAAGCATCTGATATTGATAAAGATTCTTTAAATAGAGTAAATCCATCTATATCTAAATCTACATTATTAGAATAAGCATATTCAATAGCTAAATGGTCTCTAGTTTTTTCAAATGCAATATTTCTATAATGCTCAAATCCTTCTCTACTAATTCTATTTTCATCTTCATTTAAAGAACCAAATTCCATATTTAGTAATTGATCATCAATAGCTGATTCAATAGATATATGATGTGGAATAGAATTAGTTCTTTTCACATTCATATTATTTAAAGCATCATTTATATTAGTATCTACAAATTCTCTAATAAGTGATTTAAGTATTCTGGAAGGAATCTCCATAACATTACTAATCCATCTCTTATCTTTAGATAATTTATTAGATACTATAATAGATTCTATATACATAGACCATCTATCATTATCAAATTCACCTTTTAAATCACATGACTGAAGAAAATGATTACCAATAGTATCTAACATCTCTGGAGTAATAAAATTAGCTACATATGGAATATAAGTTAAAAATACTATAGGATTATTATCATTCTCCATTATAACATTTTCTATTATACCGTGAACAGCTCCTTTACTAAATTCTTCTAACATTACTTTTTCTATATTACCAATATTATCTCTTATATAATAAGAATAATTGATAGTATTATAAGATATATTAATAGCTTTTAATAAAGAATCTTTTAATAGATTAATACTATCTATCTGGTCTTTATTATCCATCTTATCAGAATACTTTTCAATATAACCACATACCTTATCGTATATTTCTTCTACTCTACTAAACCAAATAAATGAATCACTATTTATCATATCAATAAATACTTTAGTTCCATAATAAGGTTCTGAGAATATAATCTCTGCATTATCAAGAATATCAGAAATAGATTCATTGGTATATACTTCTTTATATTTTAAAGCATTCTCTTCTGTATAATTTTCTTTTAGAGTATTATATGCATTAATGATTCTCTTACTAGGAGTACCATTAACAATTCTATCTATATCTAGTGACATATTTTATTATACCCTTTCATAATTAAAATATTTAGGTATATAAACTACGTTATATACCCAGCTTATTATGATGTTTCTGGGTGATTCCTAGTATAAAAAAATTATTTTTAATTTTCTTAAACTATTAATTAGATATGAATATTAATTTATTCGTATCTAACACATGGTAATGAAACGATTTTTCAAAGTAACGAATTTAGTGATGTCGGATTCACGAAAACCTCTTTTTTTTTGTTTTGTAAAACTAATAGACTAGAATGGAACCGTAACCATTCTAGTCTAACTTTTATTTTATTTAAATACTTTAAATCCTACTATCTCATTACCACTTCCAGTTTTAATTATCTTTCTACCCTTAGATACTCTTGTATCAATATCTAATGATTTAACATCAATAATTTCTGGATCAGATTTCTTCTTATATAAGATAACTTTATTACTCTTATTAACTCCTACTACACCTATTAAAGATTCTTTTCCCGATAATGCTATAAGATTAACAGTTTCTCCTTTTCTTTCCATAGTAGGGAAATATTTCATCTCAGTTAATTTAATTCTACCAGATGTGGTTACATATAATAAATACTTATCATTCTTATTTACTAATGAAGCATTCATAATATAATCATCTTTTTGTAGAGTTATCATATTTAATCCTTGAGCAGATAATCCATAATTTCTTATTTCATCTAATGGTAATTTAATTCCATTTCCATTAGCAGTAGAAATAATAATATCTGCATTATTATCTAATGTAAATATTGCAGAACCAACTTCGTCACCATCAGTTAATTTGATAGCTTGCTTATTATCAGTAATATTCTTAAACTCAGATAATTGTACTCTCTTAGCTAATCCGTTCTTAGTAATAAAGATAATACCGACATTTTCATCTTTAATCTTGAATATATCAGATGATGGTAATTCCATAACAGCTTTAACTAATCCATTTACTGTAAAGAATCTACTTAACTCTACTCCAATATCTTCATAAGACATATCTGGTAAACTTGATATACCTATCTTAGATACATACCCACTACCATCCACTATTAATAAACTTTCTGCATTATTAATTCTAAATACAAATAATGAACCATCATTACCTTTACCAATAGGACCAATAGAAATATTATCTTTAACAGATACTTTTTTGATATAACCAGATTGAGTAATTCCTACTATATAATCTATATCAGGAATATTCTCTAACTCATCATCTTCTTTTACTATCTTAGACTTTCTAGGACTACCCCATTTCTTCTTTCCTTCTTTAAGCTGATTAATAATAAATTCTTCTAGCTTATTATCATCTTGAAGAATTTCATTAATATAATCCAATTCTTCTTGTATTTTAACTTTATCTTCTTTATAGTTATTATAACTATCTTCATTAAAGTTATATACTCTCATATCAGCAATAACACCAGCTTGTACTGAAGTTATTTTGAATTTATTCATCAATCTTTCTATAGTTTCTTTTCTACTCTTAGAAGTTCTTGCTATATTAATAGTAGTATCAATATTATTCTTATTAAATACCATTAATAATACTTCATTCATTTTCTGTTTAGATATAGTAATCTGTAGATTATTTAAGAACATAGAACGGAGAATATCTATTCTATAATCTATCCACTGGAGTAATAAATCTTTTACTCCATACTCATATTCTTGATAATCATCAATTACTGTAATTCCAACAGGAAAAGTAACTTTTAATCCAGTACCTTTTTTATATAGCTTCTTTAATATTAAATCAGGTTTAGCTCCAGATTTTAATTTAATCTTAATATCTACTTCACCTTCTTTAGTACTATCTTGAATTTCTTGTATATCTTTAATAGTACCTTTATTAATTAATTCTATAATCTTACTGATTACAGTTTGAGAACTACCATTATATGGTAATGATGTAATTCTAATAATATTATTATAGTAATCAATTTCTGAAGTAGCTCTAAATATAACTTTAGCCTGACCAGAATCATTAATATCTTTAAAGTTTCCTATATCAACTATATCGCATCCAGTTGGAGAATCTGGTATCAACATAATTTTTGATTTAGGATTCTTTATTAATGCAATAGTAGCATCTAATACTTCATTAACATTAAATGGTGGTATATTAGAAGCTAATCCATAACCAATACCACTAAATTGAGGATTGAATAATATATGAGGATATTTTGCTGGTAAGAATTCTGGTTCATAATTTTCTCCATCATAACCTAGTTTCATAGGTACACAATATTTATCAAAATCATCAAAGAAGCAATCAATGGTATATTCACTCATTTTAGCTTCTCTATAACGACCATCTGCATACTTATCTCCTCTCAGGTTTCCATAAGAACCTTGAGGTATTAATAGCATTACATTATTTGACCAATATTGACCTTCTTTACCGATAACCTCATCAATTGCAACTGGTCCATGTGGGTGATAATTTATCGTAGTAGCTGATAATCTATCAACCTTTATAGATTTTAATTTACTTAAAGTTTCTCTTTTAGTATTCATTGGTTTATGCTCTAATTCCCACCAAGAATATAATAATCTTCTTTTACCTGGTTTTAATCCATCTGCCAATGAAGCAATAGTTCTATAAAGATTTTTATTAGCTCCAAATAATTTAGAATACTCTAAATCAGCATCTGCTATATTTACTTCAGTAATTTTTTCATTACCAAAAATTTCACCATATTCATTAACTAATAATAAATCTAGTTTCTTGTCCATCTGAATATCTTTAGATTTTCTTTTACTTTTCTTTGCCATACTCTAAACTCCTTTCTTTAGTTATCTAAATCTTCTCTATTTATTTTATAAGACTTCATCATTTCTTTTCTACCATCTGCATCTTCTTTAGAATTTCCATGAGTTAAATTAAATATAACTAATTCTCTTTCTACATCATCTACTGTATATCTAATAGATATTCTATTATTAATATCCAATGTAGTTTTGAATAATTCATCACCATTTAATTCTCCAAGTCCTTTAAAACGAGTTTTAATCTTAGGAGTTAATTTAGTACATAAATCTAAAAATTCTTCTATAGACATTTTTACTGGTTCTTTATCTTTTTCTTTAACTTCTATTATATGACCATATTTTTGTATAATAGGAATTAAATAAGAAGTCTTTCTAAAGAACCTTTTAGTTATTTTAACTAATACATACTTACCATCTACAACACCACTAATCCTTGCATTATCTTCTAACACAATTTCTTTAAATTTCTTTTGAATAATATTCATAAACTTGGTAATGAATTTCTGATTACTAAATATTGTATCAATATCATCATAATCATTCTCTGATCTAACTATACCAAATTCTACTAATACTGAAATTATTTCTTCAATAAGAAATTTATTAATATTACCACTTTCTTTAGATGCTCTTATTAAATTTTCACTATAGTCAAAAGTATCTCTTAAGAAATCGAATAGTTCATCTTTAGATAAATAATCATCATCATTCTGTAATTTAACTTTAAAATTCTTTACTATCTTCTTATGATAAATTTCAGCTAACCCAGATTTATTTATTACAAATGAATTATCTTTATCATATAATGAATATAACGGAGCATAGACTTTATACAACTTACCTGCTTCTATTATGGGTCTCATCCACCTATAAAAGAATGCCAACATACCAGCAGATATATTATAACCATCAATATCTGAATCTGTAAATATATTAATTCTGTCAAAATATAATTTATCAATATCAAACTTTGGTCCAATACCACATTTCAATACTGTAACTAAATCTCTCCATTCTTTATTTTCCATTATATCAGTTAAGCTACATTTCATAGCATTTAATGTAACTCCTCTAAATAAGAAGAATCCTTGGGTATCTGGATCAGAACCATTTCTAGCTGAACCAGATGCCGAAGAACCCTCGACTAAAAACCATAATTGTTACTCTATACATCTCTATATAGTTCAGACTATATCTTCATCTCTATATATTATATAGAGAGCCTCCCATTTCGATTTGTTGATATTATCTCACCTACATCTCGTCCTATTATTGGACCTACTCGGTTCTAAGTATTATTATACCTAGCCTTTCCCTAGTCGTTGAACCTTACTCTTATTTATACTATATTATATTTATATATTTTTATATGTTTTACCAATACGCATATCACTTACTACATATATCGGAACTTGTCTCTTTTTTGATATAGCCTTATTTGTAAGACCTTTTTTAAAATCTTTCTTTATTTTCTTAACAAGTTTTTTATCAAGGCTAGTTTTAGTTACTTTTCGTCCTTTTCTATTTTTGATATTATAGTATTTAGATATCTGGTACCACCCTTTATTATTGGATATATTACGAATCACCGACATTCCAACACCAGTTATATTAGATATTTCTGACATATCATACAATCCCGATTCCAATAATACACATACAAATTTTATTTCATCATTCGTATATTTCGCCATATTATGCTTCTCACACGCTAGTATTAATCCATCTTCCTTAGCATATGTCGAATTTTCTTTACTAGTAACCCATTTTAAATTAGTATAATGATTATTTGTCTTATCGTTATCAATATGATGAATGATATCATATCCATATGGATTATCTATGAAATATTCTCCAACAAGACGGTGTACACGTTTATGGTAAATTTTTCCATTATGAAATATATTAGCTCGCAAATATCCGTGATTAACTTCATATAGCATTTTTCTAAGTCCGCTTTTGAGTTCTCGATAGACATTACCATGGTTAGAAACAAAATATTTTGTTAATTCACCATTAATGTATATCGGTTTTATAATCTCGCCATCATTTAATTTATTTATACAATCACCTCCAGATTATATTAAATAAATATAGTATAAATAAGAGTCTTGGCTGCTGATTGTCCACTTCGGAGTTCCCAGCAGTTAAAGAGGTTTTTTACATCACATCACTGCGATGGGAGCCATTTCTAGTCTAGCTCCTTCCATTTCTTACCAGTATTATTTGGTCTAATATAATTGGTCATTTCATGCTCTTTAAAAGTATTTAATTTCTCTATATTAGTAGCAGATTTAGCTTTAATCATATCCTGTCTTGCTTTAGTATTTATTTTAATAATCTTAATAATATCATTAAGAAGATTATTATTCATTTTAAAATATTCTTCTAAAGCATTAGTTATTAATTCCTTCATACATGGAACTAATGTAGGACACTGTATCTTCTGCTTAGCATTACCTACAAATCCAACTTGAGCATTAGTAGATAAACTTAATACGCAATATAAGTTAGTTCTACAATCATCCCAAGTTACCTTCAATTTATTCTTTTGAGTATCACTCATAGATTCATTTACTTTACTCTGTATCCATCTACAGTAAGCTTCATCAAATGCATCTAAATGAGAACCATTATCAATAGTATTGGTATAATTACAATATGTATTAAAATTAGCTGGTTCATTATAAGCTTCATTAATACAATAAGAAAATGCAATATCCATATGGATATTCTTTTCTATATCTTCCATATCAACACTAGTAGTTCCATCATCATTCTCTGTTAATACCTTGGTTGCTTCTATTAACTTATTATCTCCATTAATATAACAAACTTCAGTTAAATCTTTCTTCTTTAATCCTGATGGTATTATCTTATTAATTAACTCAGAGAATGATTTGGGTTTAAACTTAATACTCTTTACTACATCCAATCCATCATATACTGTAATAGTTGCTTTGATATTATTCTTCTTTAAATTATTTGAATTTAAATAGAATAATGAGTCAACCCAATTAATTACTTCATCTATAGGTAATTTTGCATCACTACCCATATATTTTTTAGATACTCTGAATTCTACTGTAGTACCTCTTAATCCTTTTTTATTCTTCTCTATTTTATCTTCTACTACTACACCCTCATTAAATTCTAATGTGTGTATAGTACTCTCTTTATCTCTATAAGCTATTACTTTGAAATAATCTGATAAGGCATTAACCACTGTCATACCTACACCAAATTCTCCACTACTATCTACTCCAGCACTTCTAGCAAATTTACTACCACTTTGGAGTGTAGTCATAAATATCTTCATAGAGTATTTACTCTCATTAAAACTTCTTCCATTATCAGATACTTTAAGAATATCTGTATTTATATCATAAGATATATCTATTGTATTACCAGGTGATTCGGGATCAATACATTCATCAAAGTTATTTTGAATAATCTCTCTCGCTAAATGAAATGCACCTTGTTCACCATATTCATTAATATACATATTGGTCTTTACTTGTATCTTTTGAATATCATTTTCAAGGTGCATTAATTCTGTATCATTATACATAACATATTCCTTTCTTATTTTGTACTTATTTTTCTGTTAAAATAATAATATTATTATATACGATGGGGTATTCGCGGTTATTATAATATTATTAAACAAAAAAATATAGGGTATACGATTTCTCGTATACCCATATATAATAGAAAAGATAATAATTAATTACATGGAACCCCAACTTCCGTATGCATCCGATGATGTTCCACCACCATTACCTTTATTCTTTTTCTTATTCTTCTTTCCACCCATTATATTAGACTGCTTTTCTGCAATCTTTCTAATCTTCTTATAACGCTTCTTATATAAGCCTAATAATACTCCAGTCTTAGAGAATAGACCAAGCATTTCTTCCCCGCTGTTAGTTGCAACAGATAAGAACTTAGCTTGATCATTAAGTTCTTTCATATTATTGATAACTTCTTTGAGATGATCGTTATCATAGAACTGAAGTGGAATCTTTGAACCACATCCTCTACAAATTGCATAGTCACCAACTACATCAATATTTGGGACTTGCTTTCCTTTCTTATTTATTCTCCAATGTGGACAACTATCTTTAGCTGTCTTTGTTTCTTTCTTATCTTTACCTTTAATCTTACCTTTCTTATTAAGCATTGCAGTTATCTTTGTTACTAATTTGCTTTTCTCAGCCATCTCTTATTTCTCCTTATTAAATGAAAACTTTGTTATTTAGTTACTCTAAAATAATATATAGTTGATTTTCTTATTCAGTTTTATTTACCCTTAATACACTTAATCTTATATGTATCTGGGTGGTATACAAAGACATATTCTATTCCATATTTCTTACAGAAATCTGGTGGTAATTTCAAATCACATATAGTGATTGCTTTTATATTCTTCTTTGTTATTTCTTCCAATATCACTGAATTTAATTCATCAGTAATATGATATAATGAATTATCATCAGATAATAATAACACTACAGACTTCTCATCATAAGTACTATTATCTAAAATACTATTTGCTTTCTCATCACCTTCTCCAGCATTAATAAATATTCCTATAGTAGGAATAAATCTCTTATTGAAAGTGATACCGAAATGCTTGGTCTTTACTTTATTCTTAACTCTTAAAGAATCATAAACCTCTTTAGCTTCTGATAATTCATCATTATCTAATTCTTTAAATACCACTTTAGGTTTATTATTCTCATCTACACCTATCATAATATTATGATAAGTATCTTTATGAATATCTCTCAGAGTTAATTTAATCAATGCACTATAAAGTGAAGTATACTGAATAGCACATCCCTGATATTTATTAAAAGACCTGAATGTCTGACAAATATTAACAGCTGTCTGATTAGGAAGATTATAAGAAATCAATTCATAATCATCTGGATTAAAGCTAATATAAGCAATATGATAATTTACTTTATTATCACCTTCTCTTTCGCTTAATTTAATAGCTGTTAATTTCATATTCTTATTACTATTAGAGAATTTAATATCTTTACAAAGCTCGTAACCATATATTGATACTGGAATTTCTCCATCAGTAATTTTTAGTTCATCAATAGGGGAGCAGATTTTATCTACTCCACCACCTAACTTTACTTTCTGTCTCAGAGCTCTACAAGAGATGAAATCAGAATTATATTTATCGGTATACAGTGACCATACATGTGGTTCAACCGGATTACCGATTACTATATCATACAACATAAATCGCACCTCTTATAAATATTTCTTAATAGACTCATCGTGACTAAGCATGGCATTAATCACCTTTGTTATCTTAGGATAATCATCAGGAACTAGTGTAGATAGATTATATCTTCTATTTCCATCTTTACCCTGAGCATCATCTCTTTTTCTACCATTAACATATACATTGATGATAGACTTAATGGCATCAGACTTTAATCCTTCCATAACTTTAAAACACCATGAAGAAATATCTACATAGAGAGTCTTCTGAGCTTCTGTAAACTTACTGAATCTTTCTTTTCTCTCTAATAGTGCAAATGTAATAAACATCGGATAATATTCCTCGTCTGCAATTAATTCCATTATAGTATCAAATGGAACTGCTACACCCTTTGTGTGTTCGTATAAGCAATCAAAGAATGATCTAATCCTGAAGAACTGAGAAATTCTTAATGCTTCATCACAAGGAATGATTGATAATACATCTAATGATGTAGCAGCATCAATTCCCGCTTTAGCAAACTTCTTTAATCTCTTCTTAAGAATTACCTGAAGTAATTCCTGAATATCTTCCATGTTATATACTTCTGCATTTTTATCTTCTGCCAATCTCTGATCATTTAACTTCTTAGCTTCAGAAAGAATTTCATTTATAATAATAGGAAGAAGTTTGATATTCTTAATCTTATTATTCTTTACTTCCTTCTTTAATGCTTTAATGAAGTCATAATCAGTAAGCTTCTGATAAATCAGAGTCTTTACTTCCTGTACATTTTGCTGTTGTAAGTGACCATACTTAACAACAAACTCTATCACATCGGGAAGTAAATCTATCAGAGACATATAATAACTCTGCTTTACTTCTTTCTTACTATCATAGAAATTTGCATTTTCTTTCTTATACTTCTTATAAGACATTTTTGCAAATTCCTTTACATCGTCATTGATCTTAATATTCTTTGACTTTGTTTCGTTTCCCATTCGGAACCTCCTAATTAAAAAATAATTTTGTTTTGTATAATAAATCAACAACTTAGATTTTTTATACTAGCATCATTTACAAAGATGTAGATAAGCTGATAAATTATTATCAGCTTATCCATTATAATATTAATTTTCTCTATGTCTTTTAAATATGCTCTTAAGATCTATAGTTGTTGCTCTATCACTATTATTCTTTTCATCAGATATTTTTGATGATAAAGAATTGAGCTGCACATTATTAATTGCATTTTCCGATTCCATAATCTTCTGCTTTGATTCTATTTCATCAATTCTATCAGAAATTATGTTAATCTTATCATTGACTGGTGTTAATCCGCTCGCGATCAAGAATGCATTATTTGGCATCTTTCTATCTTCATTGATATATATATGACTAAATGAATGAATTGGATCACCCATAAAGTCTCTTATCTTTGGTATATTATTATCAAAATCTTCAGCCAATACCTGAGAGATATTGACAATAATACCTGATGCCATAATCTTCTTATCTCTCTGAGATTCTACATGAGAATTCTTCTTGATATCATTTATGAGCATTTCTTCTATACTCATATTATCAATATCCTTCTCATTAAAATCTTCAGCTTTAGCAACCATTATTCTACCACCGAAAGATAATAGTCTTTTTGCATCCATATTATCAATGCTATCCAACTTAGTGGTATAATTATAGTTACATCTGAGAATATTAATATCTTCTACTATATCCTCATTTACCTTACCTAATAATTTACATGATGACACTCCGTTATACTTATCATTATCATAAAGCATATAAGTTAAAGTATCTGGAGTATTATACAACTCATTCAAATACTGTAAAGTATTTACATGAGCGGATAATGCTTCTCCATTCACGGGTAAGATACCAACAAGTATTGCTTTAGTATCTGGAAATGTACCAGCAATAATCTCAGCTAATAATGGAGCTGTACCTGATCCAGTACCACCACCTGTGGAACTTACAATAAATACAACATCCAGTGGAGCTATCATGCTTACAATTTCCTGATCTTTCAATAGATTGGTGATTGAATTCTCAAGGTAATCCTTGGCAATTTCTCTATTCTTACCAACTCCTTCCGAATCACCTCTATCGCTACTTATTAATTTCTTCGGTACTGTATCTGGAACTGTCTCCAAATCTTTATCAGATGAGTTTATAGCTATTACAGGAATATTTAACTTTTCCTTTGCCAAACTAGCTACCTGATTTCCAGCGTTACCAATACCAATAATTCCTACTTCCAACATAAATAAATCCTCCTTAATTCTGTTTTGTATGTTGAACTATAAAGTTTCTTACTATACAAATAATATCTATTTCTTATTTGTACTTAAAAATAGTATATAACTTTTTAAGTAAAGTAAAAATATTATATGTACTATTTATAAGTACATATAATATTTATTTTCTATTAATCTATATCAGGTTCTTTTAATGAATAAAATACATTATCATCTCTCTCTAACACAATAATTTTTCTTCTACCACCTTCACCAACAGGGAAACTAATACCTTGAATAGTATTATCGGGTAATTCAAATAATAAATACAAATCATTATTATATTTTACTATAGTAAATATTCCCATATCTTTAATACTTACTTTAGTAATTTTATAATCATCATTCTTAATAAGTTGAGCTAATGATTGCTCATCTATCTTATAAGAAATATTATCCTGATATCCTATATAATTCTTAATACTATCAATATTTAATTTAACTAATTCATTTCTTAAATCATAAATGAATTGAGGTCTATCTTCAAATATATTATCACCAATAATATTAACATCGTCTATTGAGTTATAAATTTCTCTATTATCAGTAATAGAATCTGGTTCTATATCAGTTACCTTTGATGTATACTTGATATCATCGTTAATATCGAATTGTAGTAATCCAGATTCATTATATTTATTAATAATACCCATCATAACACTTTCATCATGTCCAAACATTACAGATGCTGAATATACCAAGAATTGCAATATTTCTATATTATCAGTATTTAATGATTTATAAAATAGCCCAGTGGAAATAGCAGATGGTGTTATTGGCAATGGGGTTAAGAATAAATCATAGATATCTGTTAGTGTATTAAATATTACCATATTAATAGATTCATTATCTATTATTTTCTGTAATATAGTATAAACACGAATTTTATCTTTCAATATATAAAAATAGAATAACTTGAATAATTCGGTATAATACTGCCTAGGAGTAAATTTATACATCAATTTGGGAATAACATGGTATATCAGTTTAAAACTATTAATAATATCTACTATATCCTCTAAAGTTTCTGATGGTTTATTAATAATATCCATTAATTTAGTATTATATGTAATAGCTTTTGATATTATAATATCTGATTTCTCTTTAAGAGGTTTATATTCATCAGATATTGGTAATTTATCTTTAATCATTATAAATCTCGTCTTAGTAGGTAATGATAAAGAATTAGTATTATTTAAAATGAAATTAATGTCATAATTATTTAACTTAAAAAAATTATAATTCATATAAATTCTTCTTTCTTTAATATAGGCTACTTACAAAAAACTAAACAAGATTTCCCTTGTAATCAAACATAACCCTATCAGCAATATTTCCAAGAGGTTTATAACCCCAAGTTATAATTTTCGATAAATTAGTGACTATATCTTTTAAGAAATTGAGTAAGCTAAATCCGTTATTCCCATTATCTTTTTTTGGAATAATACCAATTGCATCTTCCAACTCATGTAATGTTTTACTCACACCATTTATTAATCCATTTGCTTTAACATTATCTGTAGTAATATAATGCCACGCAGCTACTCTAGGTATATTGGTTATTCCTAGAATAATCGCCTGAGTGACTAATACGGTCTTTAATAGATCTGCAAATTTACTATCTTTTAATTTTGTAATTGCATCTTTTACTTTTTGAAGAAATCCTTTAAGTCCTTTTTCTATAGCTGGTAATTTATCATATATTTGAACCTTTTCACTTTTCATACCCAGTAACTTTAATATTTTTTCTTTAATAGCCCTAAAGAATTTTTTAAACCATTCTATTAATCTTTTTATAGCACTATCTTTTTTTTCTTCTACTTTCTCAGTAGTTTCAAAAAAATAATCTGCATTATTAGAGTTATTCATATAAATTGAATATGTGTATTCATTCTTACACAATGATTCCATTAATAATGCTGATTTATATTCAGTGATTATTTTATTATATTCATTTTCCATAAGAATCTCAAATTTATTATCATTCATATGTATCACCTTCCGTATATATTTTATTTAAATCATCTATTGTTAAAGTATCTGTATTTTCAACTAGATGAATATAAGTACCTTTATTATTTATTTTATTATCTTTAGCCATTGATAAATATTTTAAGAAATCTTCATTCTTCTTATTTACTATCTTGATATAATTAGTTTCATTATTCATCATTATATCATCTTTAGCTTGTTCTTTTACTTTATCAACATCTTGAATTTTATGATGCATATTTGGATTATCTCCACCATCTTTTATCTCTATCTCCAAATTAAGAGAAGGAATATAAAAATCAGGAATATAAAAATGCTTATTTCCATTATAGTTATACCAGTATGTATGAGGAGAAGGAGCCATTAAATCATCTGCATCAAAATTCATTACTCTATCTAAAAATTCTAAGAATGATTTCTCATAACTACCAGTATAAGTAAATTCATGTACATGATCTCTCCATAAATACTTACCACTAATTTTTCTATTAGCAAGCATTTTCTTTTGTTGTTCTGGATCATCAAGTAATGTTGTTTTACCATACTTACCAATCATTCTCTTTTTAAAGATATCTCTGTATCTTTCTTTACATTTAGGATTATTACAAAATCTATTATATTTATGAGTTATTTTATTCCACGATGTATTATTCTTACATATAATACAATTACCATGATCTTTACCAGTTCTTAAGTAATAAGCAAATTGATCAGGGGTCATATTTTTTGGAATTGATTCAAGATGCTTTTTCTCTAAATGAGAAGTATAATCATCAGGATCATAACAAAAATAATCACAGAACTTGCAATAAATTCTTCTTTTAGAACTCATTGATATTAATCCTTTCTAAGTATTAAAATAAAGTTACCTACATTCTTCTAATATATATATATAGCATTTATTTAATAACAAAAATAAAAAATATTATAAGAATACAACTTAACTTAAGTTGTATTCTTATAATTTTATTATTTTATTTTAATAAGAAACTATCTAGCTGGACCAACCTCATATTTACTAGCTGGTATTAGTTCATATTTCTTTGATGATGTTTCAATAAGATTTATCTTTTCCTGAACATCATTAAGCAATTCAACAGCATCATCCTGAACTTCTCTCCAGTCAGCATCTATAACATTACCGTTACCTTTACTTGATGAACTATCAAGTACATCATCTCTATATCTTGCACTATATCCACCAGTTTCTGCACTTGTTGTAGGGAATATTACTTCTACAGTATCTTTAATATCATTAATAGCATCAACTCTATCATCATTCATCTTTTTAAACTGAGCCGGTGTTAATGTTACAAGATCTGTTGATTTAACAGGACCTTTTGGAGGATATAACTTATTAGGATCCGGCTTAGGATAATTCATATTAACACCACGGTATGGCTTAGAAAAATCTCCCAAAAGTTCTTTCTGCTCTGGACCCTTTCTATTTGAAAGCATTACTCCACCTGCGATTGCTGCTCCACCTACTATAGCAGCACCGACAACCAATTTTTTATGACCTTTTAGCCATTCTTTTATCTTATTAGGCTTTTTACCACTACCCTTTAATGCTTTAAGATCTGTAGCATATTTCTTAATATCTTTAGTCTGGTCTATTGATGATTTCGGTACCTGTATAACACCTTTAAAAGTGGATACAACTTTATCAATCACACCACGTATTGCTGCTGCTACTTTTTTACATAAGTTTGCAACAGCCTCTATTAGTCTTCCAATAATACCTTTCTTTACACCACGAGATGCTTCCTCAGCCTCGTAAAAAGAATATCCATTAATATATGACTCGATGTAAACATGAGTATCTACATTATTGTAGTCATATATAAGTTTATTAATTCTGGCATTCCAGTTCATATATTCATAAACCTTTCATCATTATTTTTTTATTATAATATGGTTTTAACTTTATAAAAACCATATTATAATATCACAAGTGGAAAGGTAATATATACATATGATTATGAATCTGTATGATATGTTTGATAATCAATATGATAATTTTAATAGATTATCATATTATACATATACCGAAAAAACAAAGTATAATTATGACATAGATACTGCTGATAAAGAGATTGTAGAAAAAAAAACTACGCTCATTACTAAATTAGGTATGGTTATAAATACTATATTTAAAAAAATTATAGATACAATACAATCAATTATTGGGAGAATAGTTGGTAAAGAAAATGATATGGTTGAGGTCCCTCAGAATTTTGAAAAAGTTATAAATGAACGAAAAAAATGGTACGATGCATTTGGTGCATTAATAAGTAAAATTTCTATAGGGGTCAAATGGGTTACATCGCTTATTACGAATTTTGTAAAAAAGCATCCTATTATAACAACTGCAATGGTTGCATCCGTAGTATTAATACCAGGTGGTAAATATAAAAAATTAATAGAAATTGCAAATAGTGGATTTCAAGTAGCTCAAGAAGCATTAACCAAATTTTTAACTAAGAAACCAAAGATATCTCCAGAAAGTCAAGGACAGTTATCAGATTTATTAAAAGATGCCCGTGGACAAGCTGAAATGAATGAAAATATTATAGTAAAATTTGGTAAAAATCTTATAAATGGGACAAAATCAGTATATAGAAAAGTAGATACTGCTAACAAGATGTATGTTACTGCATCGAGCGTCATAGTATGGAAAAATTATGTAATGAGATATTTATATAAAGATAATAATCCTAATGCGGAAGAGATAAAGAATAAAGTTTTAAACTCACCAGAATATGCCAAAATAGTAAATAATAAAAAATTATCAGATGATGACAAAAAACGTCAATTATTTGAATTATATAAAAAAATAGAAAAATCATTTAAGTAATAAATATGAAGTTGATATAATATATCAACTTCATATTTAATTTATTTTTTAGAAATACTTTGAATAATCATCATCCATGTAAGACTCTACTTTAGTATCTTCCTTTTTATCATCTGAATTATCTATATCTTTAATAACCTTCAAACCAACTATATTAGTTATAGTTTTATTTATAGCACTCACAAAATCTTGAAGTTTCTGTAAAGATGCAATAGCAGCATTAGTTTTTTCAAGATCATCCTCAGATGAGATATTTGTTTTAACTTCTACTATTATTCTTTCTATAGTATTTAATTTATCATGAAGATCTTCAATAATCTTATCTATATCGGCTTTATCAATTTCGCTTGATGATTTATTATTATCAGATCTATCAGATTTCATAATATCTGGTTCATCTACTTTATTAATAGTATCTATAGCATCAATATAATTACCTCTTTTAAGCTGACTCAGTCCCTGCTGAATTTTTGTATAATAGGTATCTATATCTTTTAAATCATCTTTAATACTATTATCAATAGTATATTTAATATTTTTATTATTACTCGTAGTGTCATAACTTACTGATGAATTATCATCTTTTTTAAATATCTTATCAAATTTAACTTTTATTGCTTTAAATATATTTTCAAACCACTCAAATATTTTTTTTAGTATACTTTTCTTTTGTGCAAGTGTTTCATCTACGGCACCTTCCATCAACATAGAATAATCTGCATCACTTCCGTTTTCTAATATAATCTTAGTTCTAATATCATTATATACTTGAGTTGTCTTAACATTCATCATTTCGTTAATTGTGGCTATTTTGCATTTCTCATTATCCATTTTGGTATCATATATATCCATTTTTGAATTAGCCTCAGTTATATATGAATTATATATACTCATATTATTATATACCTCTCTTCGTTAATTAAAAATCATATTCATCATCGTATGATGCAGATTCATAACTTGTATAATCATCATCATAGTCATAATTATCGTAATCATCTGTACCATAATTCT